TGTCATTACACCAGATAGCAAACTCAGGAGCTAACCAACGAGCGAACTCTAGAGCTACATCCTCGTGCATCCAAGTCCCTTGAACTTGACCACCATTAGTTGTTACTATTAAATGTATATCAGTTGTAAGGCATTTTAGTATATGTTTAAGTCCCTCGTCATCAACCTGTTGTATTTCGTAATGCATTTTCTGCACTACGGGATTCTTGCTATTTTTCATAGTCCATAATGTATCAAGAAAATCTTTTGTTGATTTTAATCTTGTCCATTCTGGGACTCTTTTGCCAAAACTCTTTGCCATCTCGGTTGCATTAATCATAACAGAACCATCTACTCTTTTAAAGGTAATTGGATTTCCATTATAATTAAATATCATAGGAGAATTATCCTGTTCGTATTTAAGGTCGGATTCAATTGTCATTTCTTTTAATGATTTTTCTTCAATACTTGTATCTAATCCTTTCTCTCTCTCAATAAACTTCTTGATAATATTCAATAGTCTGGCTGCACGATCAGCTCTGGTGGAATTTGTTTCAGCGTATTCCTCCAACAACCAAATAACATTCTCCTCGTTGATTCCCCAAGCATACACTTTGGATTGGGTGAATAAGATCCTTCGCTTATTATCCAGCTTGCCCTTACCCATCAAGTAGTTCTTGTGTTTAGGATTACACCAATCCGTTACATTTATAGCGGAGCATATATCTGACAATCTGAACCACATCATATTGTCTACGCTGTTGATTACATACATTACGCTGTTTCCAGCGAACTCAAAACTCCCTCTCTTTATGATATTCTTAATATAATTCAACATCGTTTTCTTGTTTTTGATTGTTAGACTTCCAAAGTTTAATGATATTCTCTCTGCCTTCCTTGCTCCACCTTACGAAAGATGTCATTACATATTTTGTCCCATCCTTCTTGGTTTGATAATAAGGAACATCGCATTGCCAATTCTTGTGCTCATCATCAGCGATAACTATACTGAACTTTTTAGTAAACCACCCGGTATCCAAAAGGAACTTATTCAAAGTGGCCGCTGTCACCTTCAGCTCAATCGCTATAGAAGATATGGTAAAGTAATCACGGTTCTCTATCATCTCGTTATAGTACTCAACCTTGGGTTTATCTTCTTCTATTTTCTGAAGGGCTAATTGTTTCTCTTTATATTGTTCAGCCCAAGCTAAGGCAGCTTCAACAGGATCTTCAAAATTAGGCAAGGATAGGTTTGTGATCGCTTTGTGAAAAACCTGCCGATAAACCTCAAAGACAGTACGTACTTTACGAGCTATGAAAAATTCAAGACATGGTATTGTTATATAATATTTATCAACTCTTGATGAACCTATCCCATTTTTACACTCAACTTTTTGGGTTATTGCCTTATAATCAAGATCTTCCATAAAGTTATCTTTCAATTCTTTGATCGCTTTATGTTTATAAGCATAAGCTAACATCCATACTTGGTCAAAATCCACAGGAAACTCTTCTTTAGATTTTGCTAGCTTTGATACTTCTAAAAAGTATGCCTTAATTTCATCATCGTTGCTATTTTTTGATAATACTACTTTATTCTCCATAATTATTACATATTAGATTTAACACTACTGTACACCCGTATGGCCAAAACCACCTTCTCCTCTCTCTGACTCTCCCAATTCCTCAACGGTATCAATCGAAATCCAATTGATCTTAGGGACTTTTTGCAATACCAACTGGGCTATACGATCACCATTGTTGACCACGAAAGGATCATCTCCATGATTTATGAGAATTATACCTATCTCACCTTTATAAGATTCATCTACCGTTCCCGGGGTATTGACAACTGTTATACCCTTCTTCAGCGCCAAACCACTCCTCGGCCTTACTTGAATCTCATAGTCTGCTGGTAATCCAACATGAAGCCCTGTCTTGATTAACGCTCTATGGTTCGGTTCGATCACTATACTTTCTTCACAAAAAGCTCGCACATCCATCCCAGATGATCCAAGTGTTTCATACGCAGGGTTTGAATTATTTGATTTATTTAAGATTCTTACGTTTGTCATTTTTTTTAATGGTTGTTTCTTTGTTATATTTCTTTACTCTGTTTGATAACTTCTCTGGATCTGTATAGGATCTTTCCAGCCCGCACATGCGATCAAATTCTTGTAATTTCAACGAATACAAGTCTGAAATGTCGATTTCGACATTGGGGGGAACCAATCTGAAATACAAGTTATTTGTAGTTTTCAGTTCGCCTCTTATCGCCATATATACGGATGGATGGTATGACCCTGTTAGTTTAGCCGCTTGATACGAATTAGACGCAATGGCTATCAAGTTAAAATTAGGTTCAAAGATTAGGACCGTGTTTACCTCCGGCCCTAATCTTATAGGTCTTGCCATCTTACGATACTTATACCAATTTTTCCAGTACCGATTTAGGCAGCCTTCTTTTAGCTGCCACCGCCAGATAGTTATCCGATACTACCATACCATTATAGAACAATTCGTGCATACGGTCGTGCATATATATCGAGAAAGCAGGGTCGATATACTCAACAAAGGAAAAAGCAAGAACCTCGTGAATCATAGTGTCTCCATTATCATCAGTCAAGAACAGCTGCTCTGCGCTATCAAGTCCTAATTTTCTTGCGTACAGGTCAATAATAACAGAGAAAGTTTCCTTATAGTTATCAATGTTACGCTGAGATTGATCTATTTCCCTGTTATTCATAAAAGCGGTCGCATTAAATACGGATACTCCCATTACTTGACCGAATAATAAATCTGGTAACTCTGGATACCAAGCCTCGAAATTATGTTTAGTGCTCATTTTTTACGCTTTAAATAGATAGATTTTTTTGTTTTTTTGTTCACGCATATCTAGGTGTACCCATGATACGCCATCTTCCAGTGATATTGGGTATGGAAGTTCAGAGGCATGAAGCATGATCCAATTACGAACCGCTGCCGCATTCATCTCCTTCACGTCAAAATCACAAGCTTTTCCCAAGATGTGCGAACTCATGTATATTTTAGACATGCTGGTTTTAGATCGAACCAGATCACATAAATTACAACGAAGACCTCGTTGTGACAAGCTTCCCCCTATAGACCAGCTATTTACAAAAATAGGTTTCCCTAGTTTTTCTCGTAAAAAGTCCAGTGTTTCAAGTAAATGGGGATCAAAGAAGCTCCATATGAAGTTCGGATTATGTCCCCACTTATTGTAAACGTGAGGACATACTAATTCCTGAACCTCAAAATACTGAGGAATGTACATTATAATCTATTCTTAATCAGATCATAATCCTTCACCAGATCCCGATGTGTTCCTTCCAATACCAATATGGTATCGAACTTAGTCCCGTTCACATCTGGGATCTTGTAATCAAATACACTATCTTTTAAATGAGCCTTAAGGTGCTTCTCGACCTCTGAGGTAGATTTAGCCGGAACGAGATAAATTTCGGTTGTGGTTTTGATCTTACTTCCCGATATTTCCTCGAATTGCACCTTTGCGGAAAACAATATCACACCGTTCTCCTTGTCGATTGAATATTCCATATAGCCATCTTCCTCAGATTTCTCAACCTTTAGAATGTCACTATATAGCAGGTTTTTCACCTTATCAAGCCTATTGATTTTTGAGACATCAATAGTATCCGGAAATTGAGTGGTCTCTTTTAAAAGAGCTGAGACCATGGTTTCGGCATCCATAAAATTAGCCGATTCAGTTAAAAACATTTCTTTAGCATTTTCTTCTTGTCCCCTATCGTTAATGGACTTGAAGTTCCCTTGAACGCTAAAGTAATAAAAACCGTACATTAATTTTCTGTTTTCATCTTCTTATTACTTGTTGTTTTATTAATACGATGCAAAGATATATATCTATTTTTATACCAGCAAGCAATTGCATATATTTTTTTATTTAAATTTTATATCACGCTCATTATAAGGATATAGAATAAAAACATACAGCATATAAAAATATTCTTTACTTATACATATAACCACAAAAATGTTTAAGTGTATTAATATTGTGTTTAACAAAATAAACCGCATCAGTATTATGCGATATATATAAGATAAAGCATTAGGTATTTTGTTTCAAAACAACTCACTAAAGATGCCTCTATTCTTCATAAATAACTAAAACCTAATGGATAAAAATATAAATCAAGGAAAAATAGACTCGCAAACCTTAGAGAGTATCTTTCGAACAAGTAAAAAGACCATCCAAGAATATGTGACTGAGATCGAAAGGAACTGTAGATACAAATCTACTCGTTCTCAAACAGTCAAGGGCGTGATCTTAGATGACAGGTCAAGATTGATCGATTTGTATGAGGCGTGTGTACAACAAGACGCTCACATAAGGAGTGTATTGGAAACATTGGAGTCCCAGATTATCGGAGAAAGATATATGCTGGCGAGACAGAACGCAAATGGTCAATATGTCCGTGACGTGGAAGCTACGAAGAAAATACAAGGAAGTCAATTCATCAAGATCATTAAAGGCATCGCCGAATCTAAATTGTACGGTTATACGTTGATTGAGATTAATCCAACAATCGATCCTATTACAGGAAAATTGAATGACGTGAATATCATCGAACGCCGCAACGTATTGCCTGAGCAAAAAACCGTATTGAAACGCCAAGGTATATGGCTTCCTAATTGGGACCTTGAGACACCTAAATACAAGAAGAACTATATCCTCATAAACTCTGGGGACCTAGGTTTGTTCTCAGCCACTACCCCATTGATTCTTGCTAAAAAATTCACGTTAGCCAACTATATCAATTTCAGTCATACCTATGGACAACCTATTATTCATGGTAAATCTGAAAGTGAGAACCTTGGAGATCGAAACAGGCTAGCCAATGATATCGCATCTGCC